CTCAGCAATATCATGTGGTTCAGCTCTATCATCAAAGATATAAGGTGTAGGTACTGATCCAACTAAACTGCGATTTGAAGGAAATACTGGAAAGGCCCAATCACCATGTTTTTTATATTTACCTCTATGGTTAGAACCAAATTCAGGGGTAAATTTAATCCATTCCCCATTTTCATCTTCAAATCTTATTTGATCTTGCATCCCCCCTGTTACTGTAGCAATAATTGGTTTTCCACAAATCATACCTTCAGTAAGTGATAACCCCCAGCCTTCATTTGAGCTTATAAGAGCTACAGCATCAACTGAATTATAAAGTAAATTCATGATGTTAGATGGATTCTTACCTGTTGAAAATACAATGTTGTATTGAGGATGTCTTCCAAATAGCATATCTTTTACAGCGGGAAGATCAGTTCCATTTTCGTCTATTGGTTGGGTATGAAGTGTAAATGCACATTTTTTGGCTTCTTCTAATGGCAATTGATCAATAAATATTTTCCAAGCTAACATCAAATCAGGAACTGATTTGCGGCGAATATTTCTAGCGTTATAAAGTAAATTAAAATTGTATTCTTTACCTTGATAAAGAGCCTTTTTATATTCTTGTAAAGCTAAATATTCAGGATGTTCAGTTGTAATAGGGAAGAAAAATTTTTCATTAATACCATGTGGAACATATTTAATTACCTTTTCAGCTGATAGTTCTGGTCCTAATACACAATGATTAATATTTTCTGTTTGTTTTGAAATTGCCATTAAGCAATCACAAGACTCATAAAATGACTTATTATACATTGGGTAAGGCAAATCATCCCAAATATTAAGATAAATAATAGGAATGTTTTTTCTAATCTCATGTTCCATTTGAAATAACCAAATCCAATATCTTGGATCAGTAAACATCATTAATGCATCTGGCTTTTCAATTTGGATTAATTGTCTAATTAATTCTGGTGTACCATATCCGTCTGTAGGGTACAGATACACACTAGCATCAGTAATGCCAGTATTTTTATTTGTATCTTCATTAAGATCAAAACGCTTACCCCTGTCAGGATGGGTAATAGCACCACCTACGTTTACCCAATTATAGTGGTGAGCAGTTCCAATGACAATTTCGCGTGCCATAGTGGAAATACCACTAGTCATTCGAATATCATCACATAACAATAAAATTTTCTTACGTTGTGCTTGCGGAATATAACCTTCTTTCATGTAACTAATTTAAATACTTCCTGTAAATTGTGTGTCTAATTGATTGTGAATTGTTTTTCTGAAATCTTCATTTGTTAGATATAAGTACATTGAGCGTTCTGTTAATTTTTGAACACTAAACTTATACTTAACACAAGCAATTTTAAATTGCTCAAACAAATCTTCAGGAACCTTCACGCTTGTTAATTGCATTTTTTGTCCCATAATATATATTTTGATATAAATATATATGTTTGTTAAGAAGAATGCATTTTATTACAAAGATCTTGTTTATCGCTGTAGGGACACCACTTACATGATTTTTCACCTACATTTTTAATATACGACTTTATTTTAGGCTTACCAACATCATCAAAACAGTCGTTAATAAAACTTTGAAAGCTATCTATTGCTTGTTTTCGTTTTGTTTTTCCACTGGCTGGTTTAAATGATTGGACTCTTGGGATTGGATATTCAGATTGTTCCCAGATTTTACGTTTAACAATGAAGAATTCAACCTCGATTTTTTCCACGTCGACATTAAATTGAGTCGCAAAGTACTGCTTGTATAGCAATATTTGAGAGAGTTTAGTATCGTCTCTTTTGTCATTATCTGACCATCCTCTAGTTGATGTTTTGATGTCATATATATAAATTTTATCTAAATCTTCATCATATAAAGCAAAATCAATGAATGCTTTGTAGAATAAATTATTCTGTACTTTTAGCAATAGTGGTAATTCTATTCCAAGTAAACGCATTTTGCGTATAGTAAATATTTTATTGCGATTTTTTCTTATCCAATCTAATATAGCAATACCATCATTAAAGAACTCACCTAATTCCTCAGATGAACTAAAATGCGCTCCTATTTTTTTATATTCATTAGCATATAGATTTGATAAATTAGATTGTAACATTGCGTTTAAATCTAGCTTATCAGCGGCAGCTCCGCTTTGTTCATACATTGTAGTAATGTATGTTTGAAGTGTTTCATGAAAAGCAGTACCAAACACGGTATGAATACTAGCTTGATATGGTTGTTTATTTTCTACATACGTTAAATACCACTGATGTGGGCATTTAGCCCACATCGAGTATTGAGAGTAAGAAACACTACGCTGGAAAGTATGATTAATTTCTGGTGGCTGATAGTTTTTAATTTTCAGCTCAATATCAGATATTTTTTTCTTGGTCACTAACTATTTGTTTAATTTTTTCCAAATATAAGATAGCATCCATATGTTCTTGTTTAGCATGCTCAATCCATTCTAACAGTGTTAAATCAGTACGATCTAAATCAACACCATATTTTTCTTTACCTTTTTTAGAACGAGCAAGGAATTGGCTTATAACTGATGTTACTACTGAATCTGGTTGAAATGTATTTTCTTGTTGTTGTTCCATTTCAATTAAGTATTTTCTATAATCAGCCTCTCCGTTAATTTGTCTATCCATTGATTTGTAGTATTATATTTTCTAATTCATCTTGAGGAAGCATATCAATGTATTCTTTAGCTTCCTTCTTACTAATTTCAAAGTAAGTAGCTACTGCCTCTACTTGATCAACTTTATATTCCTTCTTATTAGTTGCTTTAATATATTTAAGGAATTTATATTGCTTAGGAATAAGGTCCTTATACAGATTGTATAAGTACTCTCCTTTCATTTGCCAAGTATTCTTTTGAACATAATTAACTACCTCACAATAATCAGGGTCCATACTTAGATAACGATTGATCATCCAATTGTTCCATCCTTCGTCACCTAGATATGGTCCCTTATTAGTAGTGATATTCTTAATATGGTCAAATATATTCATTAGTAATTTCTTGAATCGTTTTGATTTTTATTAGAGGTTGTTTTTAACATACGAAGATGTTCTACCTCAGCCAACAAATCTTTATATCTAGAAAATATAACTTGAATTTCATTTTCTAAAAACTTAATTTTTTCATCTGATGCTCTTAATGTTTCTGCTAAGCCTAATACTCGAGCTTGTAAAGCTTCATTTTCTTGTTGTAAATCTTTTGCTTTCATTTTATATTTATTAAATAGTTTCAGTATCATTGTTTTTTAATTGCATTGGGAGAAACTCTTCATTTACATGGGCACATTCAGCACATGCAAATACTGGAATTGGAATAATAGCATCTTGTGCAGTCCCAGTTACAAATCTAGATGCTTTGCGCAATAATACTACCTCTAAAAAGGTTTCATTACTACATTCTTCACACACTATACCTGTAGTTTTGTCTAGGGTAATATTTAGATTCATTTGTTGTTGACTCATATTACTTGTTTTTTAGTTGTTTCTAATATTTTAGCTATTGCAGATGCAAAATTTATTTCTTTATCAGGTACTACACCTGCTCTCCAAATATGATCATCCAGTATAATTGATAACTCAGCATCATGTCCGTAACTAAATTTATCTAGGTTATCAAATAAGAAGCGATAAGCAATTTGGAAATCATCAACTTGGGCATCAGCTACTATTTGTCTAATAGTATACCATGCTTTTTTATCTCTTGCTTTTAATACCTCAACTACAGTAGTTAACCAATCAGTATTAAGGGCAACCCACTCATATTTACCGTCTTTAACACCTGCTTGTAAGTTCTTAATAATTGAGCGAACATCAGGATAATATTCATTAACTAATGTAGCTACATTTGGTAATTCATATTTGATACCTTCAACATCTAAAATGTTAGTGCAAATATGTTTTGCAACAGCACCTTTAGTAGGTGGTTTTAACATATGAATCTCACAACGTGATTGAAGTGGTTCAATCAAACGCTCAATGTAATTACAAGTAAGTACAAATCGAGTAACCATTGAGTATTCTTCAATTAAGTTACGAAGTGCTGCTTGTGCTGGTTGAGTTAAGAAATCAGCCTCATCTAGTATTACAACCTTAAGTGGTTGAAATGTTGATGTAGAGGCGAATGTTTTTACTTTATCTCTAATAATATCAATACCATTTTCATCACTAGCATTAATATAGAGATAATCACATTTAATATTTTTAACAATTAGCTTTGCTAATGTAGTTTTACCTGTACCAGCAGTACCACCAAAGATAAAATGTGGTATATCGTTTGCTGCGATACAAGCAGCGATGCGGTCTTTAACCGCATCGTTACCTATATATTGTTCTAATGTTTCTGATCTGTACTTTTCAATCCAAAGTGAGTGTTGCTTCATAACTATTGTTTTATTCAAATTACATTCCTAAATCTGCCATTCCAAAATCATCTGATTTCTTTTTATCAGTTGGTTTTTCATGAATGACACATTCAGTCATTAGTAACGTAACGGCAGCGTGAGCAGCGTTTTCAAGTGCACAGCGTACTACTTTAGTAGGATCAATAATACCTGATTCATAAGCGTTTGTAATCATTCCTTTAGAAATATCAGGTACCATATTAGTTGTCTTTCGTACTTGCATTAACCAATCATTTGATTCCTCACCAGCATTTTCAAGTATTTGTTTGAATGGCTTCCCACAGGCTTTAAATACGATTAATGCTCCTTTAGCTTTATCATTGTCTCCTGCTGTATCAATTTTTCTACTAGCATGTAATAATGCTATACCAGCACCAGGTAAAGTACCTTCTTCAAGTGCTGCTTTTGTAGCTTGTAAAGCATCATCAATACGATCTTTCTTCTCTTTCATTTCAACCTCAGTACCACCACCCACATTAATAATAGCTACACCACCAACGATCTTAGCTAAACGGTCTTGTAAGCGCTCAATTTCATATGGTGAATTAGAAGCCTCAATTTGTGATTTTAATTCTACAATACGTTCGTTAATTTTATCTTCATTACCTTTACCATCTACAATTGTAGTAGTATCTTTACCTACAGTAATTGTTCTAGCTTTACCTAACCACTCCATATTAAAGCGTTCTAACTTCATACCTTTTTGAGGTGAAATTACAGTACCACCAGTTACAGTAGCAATATCTTCAAGAATAAGTGTACGGCGATCTCCAAAATCAGGTGCTTTAACAGCAGCTACCTTTAATATACCTCTCATTTTATTTACAATGAGTGTTGAAAGTGCCTCACCATCAATATCTTCAGCTACAATCAATAATGCTTTATTATCAGATGATACACGCTCAAGAATAGGAAGTAAATCCTTAATTGCACTTAAACGACCATCATACAACAAGATAAAAGCATCATTTAAAATTGTTTGCATTGTATTATTATCAGTCACCATGTAGGGTGATTTATAACCACGATCAAATTGCATTCCCTCAACTACCTCAAGTTCAGTTTCACCTGAGCGTGATTCTTCTACTGTTACAATTCCATCTCTACCTACTTTATCAATTGCTGTAGCAACCAACTCTCCAATTTCTTCATCACCATTAGCTGATAGAGTAGCAATTTGTTTAATTTGCTTTTCATCAGTAATGTCTACAGACATTGATTTTAACTCGGCAACTACAGCTTTAACAGCCTCTTCAATACCACGTTTTACCTGAGTAGCGTTGGTAGATGAATGGGCAGTAACGGCTAATGCTTGAGAGGCAATAGCGTGTGCTAATACAGTTGAGGTAGTTGTACCATCACCTGCTTGATCAACTGTTTTTGATGCTGCTTGCTTAATGATAGTAGCAGCCATATTTTCAATTGGATCCTCCAATGAAATAGTTTTAGCAACAGTAACACCATCCTTAGTTGATGCTACTTGCCCATGTTCTTTTTCAATTAACACGTTACGTCCAAAGGGACCCATTGTAACTGCTACAGCATTATTTACTTTATCAATACCTGCTTGTAGCTTTTCTTTCGCTTCGCGATTAAATTTTATAATTTTACTCATATCTTATTTTTCTAAAATTGCCAACAAATCAGATTCTTTCATTACAACGTACTCTTCACCTTCAACAGTCATTTTAGTTCCACCAAAAGCAGGAAACACTACTGTTTGCCCTACTTTTACTTCAGTTGAAATAAAATTTCCAGTTATAGTGTAGGCACCTTTACCTACAGCTAATACTTCACCCATTAGTGGTTTTTCTTTACCCATATCAGGTACTACAATGTTACCATACATTGTTTCAGTTTCGTCTTGTTGTTTAATCACAACGTGATTATGCAGTGGTTTTATTTTCATCTTTCAGTTTTTGTTTATGTGCATATAAAGCATCCTCTAAAATAGAGATAGGAAACTCAATAGGTCCA